GCAGAAATTTTAAAAGTAACAGATTGGGAAGTTGTATTCAATGATATTGATGAACGTAATGAGCAACTACATTTAGCAAATTTAAGAACTAAAGCAGATGTTATTGCTGCATTCCAGGGTGTAGGAATTACTGTAGATTTAGATGAAGAAGGAGAGTTAATATTACCAGAAACAAACTTAGCAAGTTTGCCAACGTCGCAGGCGGAAGAGGAGCCAAGCAAACGAGCAGACTTGTTTCAGCCTTAGATAGAAATTTAGCAATTACTATTAAGAGAGAAGTAAATAGACTTCGTACTGCCAAATCATTTTCAGAGTTAAATGAAATGCTACCAATGTTGATGATTACATTATCGCAGGATCTTAGAAATTTGGTAAATGATGAAATGCGAGATGCTTACATTCATGGTTTTAAATCAGCAGCATCAGAAGATAAGGTTAAAGTATTAGAGAAACAGGATAAGTATTCTCATATTAATTTTAAGCCAACATCAGCAATGGCTAAAGAAGCTGCTAAAGGATTAGAGTATCGTAAAGAGTTTGGCAGAGGTGGAACTGAGATAGGAGTTGCGAGAGCTAGAGATATTAAGAATCGTAAGAACTTATCTCCTAAAACTGTAAAACGTATGAAAGCATTCTTTGACAGGCATCAAGTAGACAGGCAAGGCAAAGATTGGGGCAATCCTAACAATCCAAGTGCAGGATATGTTGCACATTTACTTTGGGGTGGTGATGCAGGATATTCATGGGCAAGGGCTAGAGTACGTCAGATAAATGCTGCTGATAAGAAAAAAGGGGGGATAAACGGCCTTGAAAAAGGAGAAACGAGTGATTTAGTATTTAAAGCAGAAACATTAGCGATAGATTTTGATCAGGCAGATGAGGATGCAATTAGGGCTTTACAATCAGGTCAAGTGCAAACAAATAACTACAATGAGTTGTCTACCGTACTTAGTGCAAAATTGAATGCTGAGATTAACAATGCTATAGTAGAAGGCCGTAGTATTCCTAACACGGTTGCAGAAATGCAAAAGGTGATAAACACAGAAGCTTATAAATTAACCAGGATTGCGAGAACTGAAATAATTAATGTAACTAATGAAGGTAGATTAGCATCATATCAGAAACAGGAGAGGATTCGTAAGAAGCCTTTCAGATACACGTTAGTTGTTGCATCAGGAGCTAGGACTTGCGACGCACATAAAGAATTAGATAGTAAAATACCTGCTGAAGGATTGTTGATGAATGAGTTAATAGAATTACAACAGCAAGTAGGTGCAAGCTATGGGTTTACTTTAAGAGGCAACTCTTTGTTGCATCCGAATCAGAGAACTGTATTGATGAGGGTTCCATGAATCAAAATAAAAAAAATTACACAATTCATATCAGCAATGCCAAGTACGGGCATCATGGCAATGGCATAAGAGATGAAAGAGATAAGGAGTTTTGGGATTGGTGGGATAGTTTAACAGATGAAGAAAAAGAACAGGAGATAGGAAAATGAGTAGTTGTAAAAAATGTAGAGCAGGTTCAATGCGAGTTCACATTCTAAGTAATGGTTTTTGTCAGGAATGTGTAGCAGAATTATCATGGAAGCAAGGCGATAGGATTGCACGTAAGCAAGCTAACAAGGCAAGGCGAATAGCAATGTATAAACAAGGTGAAAAGATAATTAAAAAGAAATGGAAAGAAAAGTATGGCGATGCTTCAGTAGATGAAGTACTAGGATACTGATGGCAATTACAATAAAAGGTGGAGACAAATTTAAATCTACTTTACAGAAGATAGCTGAAAAACATCCCAAAGTAATGGATCAAGCATTGGATGATACAGCCGACGCAATGTCTTTGGATGCCCAACGTATAGTTCCTGTAGATACAGGCCGTTTACGTGCCTCTATTAACGTCAAAAGAGATTATTTGGTGAAAGTTATTGGAACCAATGTAGAATATGCGCCTCATGTTGAATACGGACAACCAGAAGGCACAGGTCCAAGCGGTGGCCCTAAGCCATTCATGAGACCCGCTTTTGAAAAGAACAAGAAACGGGTGGCTGAGTTTTTTATTCAGAACCTATCATAAGCCGACATAACAGTTACAAATAAATAGAAGCCATACTAAATCCAGTTATGTCAGCCAAATCTAGTGACTGGAAAGTTTATCGAAAAGAATGGTATAATGACAGAGTTATGGAGACATACATTAACTCACCAATCATAGATAAACAGAACGATTTGATCCCCACTGATGTATTAGAAGAGTCTATGGATTTCTACATGAAGTATGGAATCTATTCTTATCAACACGAAGAGATTCCTATTGGTTTACCATTAGCTTACAAAATAGATGACGGTAAAATCAAAGTAAAGTATGGTATTCATAATCAGTTAGAAATGCATGACAAAGTTTGGGATGAGATCAAAGACTTTGGAACAAAAGGTGGTAGTAGTATTAGGGGAGAAACATTATCTCAGGATTTAGTCTGTCCAGATGGAGCCAATACTTGCTTTAACAAAATAAACGATTTAGGACTTTGGTCTGTATCCTGGGTAGGTGACAACCCAGCTAACATAGAAGCAACCGTTACTGACGTTGCATTGGCTAAAAGCCGTCACGCTAAAGAACCAGCTAAACCAAGTGAAAGAAGAAGAGGAAGCACACGCAATCCAGCAGGCACAGCAAGTGGAGAACGTGGTGGAATTAAATTAAGTGAAGCAAATATTAAGACATTAGAAAATTTAAGAGATAAACATAATGAAGATGTTGGCGATGACCCTGCTAAGAAAGCTAATCTCGGTGCACTAAAAGCAGTATTCCGTAGAGGTGCGGGTGCTTTTTCCACAAGCCACAGACCAAGTGTAACTAGTCGAGACCAGTGGGCGGTAGCAAGGGTCAAAGCCTTTCTTAAATTATTAAAATCAGGTAGACCAAGTAATCCAAAATATACCACAGATTATGATCTCCTACCAAAGGACCATCCTAAATCTACAAAGAAAGATGCTGGTAAAACAGTTATTGCTAAACCTCCAAAGGGTTATCATTGGATGATTACACGAGATGGCCCTGCACTTATGGAAGGCGATTATGAGCCACACGATGGTGCAGTAGAAGCTTACGAATTTGTATTGTTAGAGAGTCATGATGACGAAAGAATAGTAAAAGCCGACAAAGGAAATAACTTTATAAATAAAAGTAAGGAAAGTGAGGATATGACTACAAAGGCAGAGGACTGCGATTGCAGCACCGAAAAAGCAGAGGAGACTACAGAAGAAGTCAAATCTGAAGAAGTTACAGTTGAAGTAGTGTCACCTGAAGAGCTACCTGATATAGTTGAGGAAGCAGAGAAAGGCGAACACGAAGAAGAGGAAAAAGACGAACACTATGATATGAAAGCAATGGCTGAAGAAATTAAAGCCCTACACGCTAAGATAGAAGAATTGTCTAAACCTGAAGACGAAGAAAAAGAAGAAGAGGAAGAAAAGGAAGAAGAAGCAGAAAAGTCTGAAACCGAAGTAGAACCTTCTTTAGATGTCGTTATGAAATCACTTAAGAAATACGGAATTTCCGTATATGCTGGATCAAAAGCAACACCAGCTCCAGCAACTGACGCTCCAAAAGTAGAATCTTTTGATTGGAACAATGTATCTAAATCATGGGATGAACTTGAAGAATTAATAGGAGAAAACTAAATATGGCAGGAATGAGTTTCGAAGAATATGTAAACGCCTACTACGGCGGAACACTTGGTATATCCAAGAGGTACGGCATTAGTAAAGCTGACGATAATATAGATGTAAGTGGCCTAGCAGGTGGATTAAACACCATGTTCGGAGCTAAAGTATTCAGTCAGCTAAATACTAAGTCAGAAGTTTTTAAACTTTTGAAGAAAGAAGCATGGACACAGTCTGGTTTCAGAGCATTAAGAGCAAGACACGAATCTACACGAGGTGTAGCAGAAGGTGGAGCTTTCCCTGACACTGACCACCCAGAAATTGAAGAGGTTACACTAACTTTGAAAGAAGTTGTAACTCCTTGGCAAATGTCCTCAAAAGCTGAGATCCTATCTGAATCAGATGATGGTCTAGGCAACTTAGCAGCCTTTATGAGAAAGGAGCAAGGAGAAGCACACGCTTACTACTTAGATGACCAATTAACCACATCATTAGAAACTGATTATGATGCAGGTGGCTCAGACTTTGCAGCAGGAGCAGCAGGAATTAACTTTGAATCTTTAGACAGAATGACTGCAACTTTGGCATACGCTACAGATGCACAATCTCCAGCAAACAACCAATCTTACGTTGATATGTATGGAATTGATGTTACAAGCAACACTTGGTTTGACGCAGGTCACACACACTTCACCGATGACGGAACTAACGACGCATTGGCATTAGATAACCTTGACACAATGATTGCAGCATTATTAGAAAACGGAGCTAACTACAACAGCTTAGTAATTCTAACTGGATACGACACATACCAAAATCTAAAAGCTTTGATGCAAGGTACAAACGGAGCATTCAAATATGATTTGGCAGGTGCAGCAGCAGCTAACCAAAACGGAGTCACTGGAGAAGCAGGATTCAACTTTGATTCACGAGTCGGTGCATACGATGGAATACCAATATTCCTATCTCAACACATTCCAAAAGATGGAGCATCCAGACTTTACATGTTAGACATGGACCACATCGCTTTGAGAATTGCAGCACCAACAACTTATGTGGACAACACTAACTTGGCTGTAAGACAAGTTTTAAGCAGAGAATATGCATTCATCACTGCTGGTGAATTAGTAGCATACAGAAGAGACACAAGCGGTAGTATCCGAGACTTGACGGCATAGAGTGATTGGAGGACTAATTAGATGGTCAAAATCACCTATACTGGGAATAAGTATACTCGCAGGAAGTTACCTTCTGGCCGTTGGCTTACGTGGCGAGCTGGGCAATCGATTGAGATCGAAAGCAAAAGGCTCGTTGCTGAACTCACGGGTAACAGAGATTTTGTCGTTGAAGAAAACTCTTCCCCTAAAGTTGGGGGAGGGGTTAAGACTCACGTCAAAAGCCCTAAACCTAGGGGCAGACCTCCTAAGTCCAAAGCCAAAAAAGAAGTAGCCAAACCTAAGAAAGGATTAAAATCCAAGAAAGGGAAGGCTGACTGATGGCTTCGACAGTAGTAAGGACAAGTAAAAGACTAGACAGAACTCGCACAGCAATGACGTTCTCCAATACGGAGACGGCTGTGGGAGGTTCTGAAACAACAGTCTTAGATAAGTTTGATGCAGCATTGTATAACAGATATGCAATACAGATATTCAACAGTGATGGTTCAACAGCAGGAGTAGCTAAGGTTTACGGATCGTTAAAAGACGAACCAGGAACAGAAGGTGGTTCTGATTGGACACAAGTTGGTGATGATATATCTGTAGGTACTAGCAGTAATGCATTGAAGGCAATCTCTACAACTGCTTTGAAACATCTATGTGTAAGGGCAACAGGCAATGGTGCTGATCTAACAGTTATTGTCTATGCGGAGCAAGTTTAGTGGATGGCTACAATAACTTCAGCAGGAACAGGCAACTCTAATGCTACTGCCACTTGGGTAGGCGGAGTTGTTCCTGATGCAGATGATGATGTTGTAATTGATAGTGGTCACACTGTAACTCAAAATGCAAATGCTACTTTTAACTCATTAGCTGTAAATGGAACTTTTGTAGCAAGTTCA